GCAAGCTGCGTCTGGAGCTCGGATCGGAGAGCGGTAGCCAGGTCTGCGTAGCGAGTGCTCATAGCTTGACCTCGCAAAACAAAATTCGGAAGAGCTGAATCGGCCACAGCAGCGATCGCAGGACCATGCGAGTCAATGAGCCTTCGGAAATCAGCACAAGCGGCAACGAGTAGACCGCCCACAAGATGGCGATGCCTAGATACAGTCCAATCAGTGCAGTGATGATCAGAGCTGTGATCATTTCTCGCCCTCAACGATCAGTGTGTGAATTCGACAAGCAACGTTGTGAGTTAGCCAGCGAGAACACTTGCCATCGCCAGGATCTTTGGTGACGCGATAGGTCACGCCGGCAGAGTCGATGATCTCATCGCCTTCAATCGGCTGAATCGTGCCAGTGGAGAGCTGCATTTGATCCGCGTTGATGATCCAGTCGTGTCGACCAGCCTGAATTGTCGACGATTGTTGCGAGTTCTGCTCGGTTTGCTTGCTTCCACGAGTCGCGGTTATCTGAGCAGTGACCGTGCCGCGTCGATACGTGATCAACTCGCCAGCCGCTTTTGCGACTTGCTGAAGACCCTTTGATAATGCGTTGCGGAATTGCATTGGTAGCCGATCCTTTGTAGCTGATCCCGCCAGGGTTCAGTGCGTCTGAACCGGGGCCGGTCCAGCTACAGTAAAAACACCCGCTGGCCCAACGGAGGAATTGGGCCAGCGGTCCGGAGCCTAGCAGTTGGCATACGGCTCCTGAGTTGCACTCAGGGCTGAACCGTGGCCGGTCCAGCTACGCGAATTTTTAAGGGCAGTTGGGACCATTGCAGCCAGGCTTGCCAGGCTTGTTTGGTTTGAACAGCGGACCATAGGCAGTTGGATCTTTACCGATGCTTGGCTGATCGAATTGCGACTGCGCTGGTTCCGGTTGAACTGGCTTGTCTGGAATGGCTTGCAGCACGGCCGTGATTGCTCCGGCTGCCGCGACTAGAACTGCCACAGCTAACGATGCGAGAACGCGAGCTTTCAAAGTGGTTTCCTTTCGGAAGAAGAAACGGTTGTGATAACTCGTTTCTAACGCTCCGGCATCGATCGATTTACAGTTAGGCTGGCTTCTGTTTGGCCAGCATTCGCTCCTGAGCTGCAAAAAATGCGGCTCGACGATCTGCGGCCTGCTGTTGGGCCATGATGTCTGCCATCATCTGCAGGTCTTCGTGAAACGAAGCTCCGCCCGAGCATCCGCATGCACTCGCTGGGACTCGGACAGCCACGTATTGATCGCAGGACTGGATGAGCTTGGCAGGTACACAGCCCGGACCTGGTTGCGGTGGACAATCGCTAATCTGCGTTTGAGCACAACCCGCTTGATTGGTTGGTCCGTCGTATCGACCTGCAAAGCGACGATTGGCCACTCGCTTGGTCGAATTGTTGGCAAACCAGATGACAGCTATCGCAAACAGCGCAAGCAAAGCCACTCCAACGATGATTACGATCAGGTCATTACGGTCCATTGCTAACCTCCGTTTGAATCGCATCTGGATCATCGGTGATGGCTTCGCCGATGATTCGAGCACTGTGGATCATGGCATAGGCGATTGCCAGCGCACAACCCAAAAAGATAAATCCGACGATCACCATTACGCGAAGCGTTTCGGGTTTTAGCGCAGCTTCGACCCGAGTGTTGATCGTATCGGGAACGGTGATATCGACTCGAGGATTAATCAGTGGCTTACGTTCGCTGAACGCGTTGGTCGACGGAGCCAGATTTCGTCTCGGAAAAACGTAGTTGTCCGGATACAACGGTTGGCTAGACGGCAACGAATCAAGCGTACCAGCTTTTTTCGAGGCGTTGACAGTTGCCGTGTACCATCGCTGCAGCTCGGTGACGAGTGCAGCTTCGTTGAGCGGGATTTCAGGACCGCCAGCACTGTACCAGGTTGCACCCTCGCCGTCGGTACCGGGCGACTCCTGCAACATTAGCACTGGCAACTGCTGATGCTTTTGTAGGTGCCAGCGTAGCTTCTCGGCATGCGGGCTATTGATCGATACCGGGCGGAAGTTGCACTGAGCCATCCAACGTCGCAGGTCCTCGGATTGAGGCGATTGGAGTACTCGGTAGAGCCAGTTCGACGCTTGATCGTTTTGGGCGACTGGATCGTAGACCAGTAGCAAAGTGAACGGCTTGTTGGCCTGCACTTGATCCGGCTTGTTGCTGAGGATCTCAGCCAGTGGCGTTTCCGCCGGCCGTTGTTGAGCTCGCAGCGTCGTCTGGCCGCTCTGCAGGAGCATCGCGGCGCATAAGGCAAGTACTTGAATCATGGTTGGTTTCCGTAGAAACGTTTAATCGATCGAGCCGGGTTACTTGATGCGAGTGTAGGTACTACGCAACGACTGCGAATTGCTGTTGGTCGGCTGAAATCCGTAGTTCTGGCCCACGGTGTTGCCGTACGGGCCCACGTCGTATCGATAGCCGGGTGAGTAGTACGGGTTCGGTCTGTAGTTCGGGCAGCTCGGACACGACGGGCCTGAAGGAGCATAGACCGGAGGCGATACAACGATCGGCGGCAAGTACGGTTGATAGACCGGCTGTGGAGTTACCACCGGTTGAGGCGAGTAGACCGGGGCTGGCGTTACAACGACCTGCGGAGCTTGCGGAACACTGCTGGGACGAATCGGCATGTACTTCTGGCCAGTGCGAGTGTCTCGCACTAGTCCCGTGTCGTGTTCGTACGCATCCACATTTGGTCGCAACCATACAGGTCCCGATGGAGTGTTGGCCCAGCCAGCTAATTCCTTGGTCGATTGTGATTGAGTCTGCGCAAGGCAGGCTCCGATCAGCATTGATACCATGATCAATGCCAGGGCAAACTGTTTTAGGTTCCGCATGGGAAAGCATCCTTGTGCGAGGGTAAGAGTTGACGATTGCAGGTTCGAGCCAAGGGACGACGCCCATTCCTCCGTAGGCATGTTTCCAAGAATCGACGAACAGTGACTTAGGGACACCGATGTAGTCATCGGGGAAATTGTTATCTAGCAAAATGGCGATTTCGCCCTGTCCGGTCTCGTAAAATCCGCAGAAGCAAATTGCATGACCGGGGTAGTAGCCGATGGCCGCCCATCGTCGTTGTTCGCTGGCACGTTCGAGCAGTTCGACGTCGCCATCCTCTGTGGCTGCCCACGGAATGCCGATCGAGTCGAGCTTGCGACACATCGATGTTAGGTGCTCGGGTCCCTCGAACCCATCGCCGCGATGCTGGATCAACAGCTCTTCAATGTCGGGCCTGTCCGCGTGTCGAACGCACATATAGACCGATGCCCAAAAGCAACTGCCACCGCGTGATCCACGATCGTTGGTACCGATCCAGTTTTTGAGTCGATAGTCTATTGGTAGGTGAGCCACCGGAATCGGTTGCTCGCGATTAGGCAAGTACTGCAGGTTAGGCAACGGACGCGAATCGCATCCGCAAACAAAGCCGATCGCCAGTGTTAGTAGCAGGAATAGATTGATTGCTCGAATCATTCTGTTGTTACTCCTCCGGATCAGATTCCAGCGGCGCAGATATTTGCAGCTTGCTTGATGCAGCTTTCGCCGCTGCGTCTTTGAGAGCCTGGGTCTTTTCTGGACCGCACTCGCGCAGAAACTCAGTCGCCCAGCTCACGCTGGCTCGACCAGGCACCCACGACAGCGTAAAGCCGTGCCGCTTTATTGAGTTTTTGCCGGAGTCTTTGAGTTCGGCCTCGAACTCCTCCTCAAGCTGCTTGATGCGATCGTCAAGAGTCTTCTTCTTACGACCTAGTTCGGTAGCCTCGGCATTGAGCCTTTGCCATTCCTCGAACTTCTCTTTAGCGATAGCCATGGTTCCTCCGCTGGCTGTTTCTGAACCGTGGCCGGTCCAGCTACGATAAACCATGGGTCTGCTGAGCGATGTTGAGTCACTCAGCAGACCCTTTCACAAAATATTTTGCGAGGTTAGACCGTTGGTCCCAGTCCGTTCAGAATCACTTCGACGGTTGTTTGGCCGTTGGTCTTAGCGACTGCTGCGCGACCGATCTTGGTGTTAGAGCCAATTGTGCTAGTGCAACGACGGGCCGCGGCATCCCAATACACGACAGCGTTGGCTGCAAATGTGTCGGCGGTCACCGCGTCAATGCGGAATCGACCACGCATTTGAGCTCGGTATCGTTGGCCTGTCTTGTAGCCAGCTAGAGCAGTGATGACTCCGTGACGTCCATCAGGAGCAATGACAACATTGCCACTCACGAGGTCCGCAGCGGCTACGCCCTCGAATTCATCTTCAGGTCCAAGGTATTGAGCTTGGCTCATTTGATACACTCCGTTGAAAATCAGTTTGTAGCTGAACCGCAATCGGTTCAGAGTTCTGCGGATTACTGAACCCTGGTGGGATCAGCTACCAACTACAGGACGCCAAGTTTTTGGCGTAGATCTTGGTCCGCTTGCTTGCCGAATCCAGCAATCGTGCGGAATGTTTTGTTGATGGCCAAAAAGTCCAAGGCTTGCTGAACCGTGGTAATCGGTGGATCATTGGCTGCCAATAGGTCAAGCTTTGCAGCATCGACGCCCAGCTCGGAAAGCGGACGTGTATCTGTCGGCGTGGGCTGAGCGTTGTTCTGAACCGTGACCGGTCCAGCTACATCAGCGACTTGATCGCTGACACCAGGCTGGTCGCTCGGGCCAGCGGACGCATCGTCCGATGTCTGGGCCTTATCCTGATCGCCCTCGTCGTCGCCCTCATCGGACTCTTGAGTCGATTCGTCAACTTCAACAGTCCAACCAGCGTCGATCACGCTTCGCTGAGTGCCCTCGGGCAAGGTACTGACGTCCGTTCCGTAAGGATGCAGGACGCCGCATACGTTGACTTCGCGATTTAGAATTCGTTTCATTGTGGGATTCACTCTTCTGGAAAAGTCGCTCGGGCTAAGCGACGTGGTTTCTAAGGAAACGAACTAGGAGACTACGCTTGGCAGAGAACCATCGATCGCCAATCCAGAGCCTTCGCTCCAGCGAAGTGCTTGACAGTGATGTTCAATCCAAATTGACCACCGGTTAGGTTGTCGACAACCACAACAGGCACTCGACCAGTACCGGCCAAGAATTGGACTTCGATCGTGTGACCCTCAGCCGAAACGATGTACCAGCTAGTCGCGGATCCGGACAGTGCTGTCTTGGTCCGCGGGTCGGTGACACCGTTGGCCAATCGAGCTTCTTCGACTGGCGTGATGCCTCGGACTGCCAGCGGATTAGTACCGCCTTGTCCACCGTCTTGGAAAATCTGAGTCGAGTTGCAAAGCTGGTAAGCCAGGTCGCCCAAGTCCGTTGGAACGATCAAGTGCGTCGCCTGAAGGTTGAGCGATGCGTCGCCTTCCCTCTGTTTGCCTAGCGCGGCTCGAGCGGTGCGCATCGTTGCCGATGCCAGAGCGGAGCTCGTGAGCAGGTTGCCGTGCGAGGCATGGAATAACGCGACTGTGTCACGCATTGCAGCATTGGCCAACAGAACGGCCGCAACCAGGTTAGGTCGCAGTCGAGCAGCGGCTTGACCAAACAGCGTTGGGATCTCTCGCAGCAACTGGAAGTTGTCGTTGATGAACGCGATTTCGTCGATCGACGCTTGTCTGCTAAATCGGTCAGCTTTGACCTTTTCATTGTTGGCCGCGACTCGCGTATCATCGGCGGTACCGGTTTCGGGATGCAGCGTGAGGTCTGGAGTGGTCTCCAGTCGAACGCGAGTGTGTTCTTCAAGGTTGAGCTCGTCGTTCTCACTAGTCCAACCCTGAGAGAAATCACCGGACTCTTGATAACTGGCGATCGCCATCGAACCGATAACCGTGTTATACAGCGAGCTGACAGCACCGGTCGAGAATGCAGCTTGCAATCGAGCCATGCGATTTCCGCGACCATTGCCGCTTGGGACGGCGTGTCCGGATGCTCGCAGAGCGGACTCGCAGTAGTCGGTCATCGACAAATCGCGGAACTGTTGAGCGTTATCCATGACGCGTTGACGTCGTGGATCGTTGACTGGCAAATTCTGCCAGCCTGGTACCATCGAGTGTTGAGGCATTACTCGATCGATCGATCGACCAGCGCGAAGCATGATACCGGCTTGGAGAGTTTCCATTGTGCCGCGTTGAGTTTCGCTGGTAGTGTGCACCGCCGCAGTCCGTGGTCGAGAGTGACGCGTTGCGTGGAGTGCAGTCTGAGCAGCGGTCCAACCCTCGCGAATTGCATGAGCTGACAACTTGACGCCCTTTTTGAAATCGGGATTGCCAAACTTTTCGCAGACCTCGCGAATGTCGGATAGTCGCTGCTCTTCGCGAGCGGCTTCACGTCGGATGCGCTGAGCTGCGGTTAGCTTTCGCTTCTTGGGCGGATCGTTTTCGCTCGGCTTCTTGCTAGCCTTCAGGCTCTTCTTGCCATCCTTGCCGGCTTCGGCTGATCCCTCTTCGTCGGACTCATCGGACGAATCAGATTCAGAGCTGTCGCCGCCATCCTTGCTTGCATCCATTTCGGAATCGTCGCCTTCGCCCTCGTCGGACTCTTCGGCCATTTCCGCTTCGTATGCCTTTTTCAGAACGGCCAATTGAGATTCGCTGAGTGACGCTTCGTCAAAGCCTTGATCCTTGAGCCAAGCTGAAAAATCCATTTGATCAACTCCGTTTTGTTTGGCCGCAGCTAAGACGGCTTCGACGTTTCCGTCGCCTGGGATAGTGACGATTGAGACTTCGTCCAGGTCCGCTTCTCGCGCGACCATCAGCGGGCCTTCCCACTGCTTACCGTTGACCTCAGTTGTTTGGCCTTGGTCGATGAACTCGACAAGCATGTTGCTGATGCCGATTGAGCCCTTCCACGGAAACCCGTTTTTGGCTCCTGCTCGTATCTCGCGACTATGCTCGTTGTCGATCGAGAACACGCCATTGCATGTCACCCGCTCGCCAACGTCGACTGAGGTGTGGCCAACTGGCTTGGTGACGTCGTGATCGCGATGGACCGGTATAGTTTGATTGAACTTAAGACCGGAGATATCGACGATGCACGGACCATCCCAACAGATGCCATCGAGTTGAGGCTGCATTAGCCCGCCCGAATATGCATCAATGGTAAAGGCCGGGAGCTTGCCTTCCTTGGCGTCGCTCTCAACCGCTGCCATGGCAGTCAGCGTCAAACGGCCCGCAGCGTTGAGCCGAGTCATCTTGCCTTTGCGACGCGCAGCCGTGATGCGGCTAGCATTCTGTCGCGTCATTTGACGCTTGAGAGCAGCGGCTTTTCGGCGTGCGTGTCGGTTTGGCATTCTGGCTCGGTAAAGCTGGCGAACTGATTGGACGAATCAGAAGGCCTCAATCTATTCCGTGCCAGCTATCGAGCATTACAGGGCTGCGTGCAGATGCAGCGGGTTGCGAACGTGGATGCGATCCCATCGCTGTGAGGCTCGCGCGGCCTGAACTTTAGATCGCTTGCGCTTTCGAGCATCGGAGCCCGCGTTAGCTGGTTGTGTTTCGCCTCGCATAGCTCGCTCGCGTGCGATTTGTCGCCATTGGTAGTCCGGATCCATTTGACGCGATTCGAAGTACTCCTCTTCCGTCAACAGGCCAGCGTCACGCAGTGCGATGGCAGTGTCCGCATCCGTCTTAGGATCGATCGATACAGGTGGACGCCAGGTCCATCGACGTGGTATCTCGACCATCGGTGGCAGCATGCGGCTAAGCTGCCGATCCTCGAGTAGAGCTTCATCGAGCCACCATTCGAAAATCCGATCTAGGCAATCGATCTCCCAGTAGCCGCGTTCGACTTCGATCGCGTGATAATACATCTGCTGATCGTGACGAGCTGAACTGTAGTTGTAGCCGGACGAATCACCGCGAGCCTTATTCGTGGGCATGCACAAGCAGCGGGCGATCTCCTGAAGGATCGCATTGCGGAATTGCTCGTAGGTGGTCGTTGGCTGTTCAGCCTTCATCTGCTGCATTTCGTAGCCGTACGGCAGAGCGGTCATCATGCCACGGTCGATGTCTACCGACTCGAATGGATTCTGCGGAGTAGCGGTGGCGTTGTCGAACGCGTTGACAATCGTCTTGAGGACTACGGCGAAGTCTGCTGCAACTTCGGCTGCCAGGATCGTCGCGAGTGTATAACGTCGCAGCATTGCGAAGAGCGGCAGCGCCGTCGTGACCTCGGGGATTCCTCGCCATTGACCTGGTCGACGTTGTTTGAATAGGTGGATGACGTGGTCCGGATCCAGGATGATTGGATCTTTGTAGTTAACCATCGATCCGTATCGATCGCCGGGGTGTGCTCGCAGCATGTGATACTCGGTCACATTGCCATACTTGTCGAACTTTAGTCCGTCCACTGCGTTTGGATCCAAAGCACCATCAATCCAGCCAGGTGTGCTGATCTGGTCGCACTCGACCAGCTTGATATCCAGTTTGCACGGATCCTTGAGCCTCGGATTAGTCTGAGCAACAATAAATGCTTCGCCGTCGATGCATTTAGCAAGTCGAGCGGTCCAGAGCTTTTGAGCTAGCTTTACCTTTCGAGCCCAACGGGAGAATCGACGTTCAATGATTTCGCCGACCTGGCGTATTCGATCGGATCCTCGCATGCGGATTTGTAATCGAGGTCCCGTCGTAACGAAGTCCGTCGATAGCGTTTCGGTGATGCCGTAGGCGAACGAATTGCTCTCATGACATTCGTAGCGAGCTCGCGATCGCAGAGTGCGTCTGACGCTCAGCCGATTGGCTTCGCCCGCTGATAGAAAATCTGCCCACTGCCAGTGCTTGGCATTTTCACTGGTTACGGCCGCTGCGTCGTAGCTACCTTTGAGACGTCGGTTATACTCGGTCTTAGCAGCTTCCATCGCTCGTTCGCGAGCCGACGGCAGCGGTCGACCGTATGGGTCGAGAATTCGTACTTCCTTGCTCATGGTTCCCTCCGTGTCCTATCGTCAAACGATATCAACATCGTTCCTGCTGTGGTTGCTGATTCTGCCAATCGTTGGCATCTACTATCTGATCCGTTGGCTTGTGACGTGATCGTTTCTGCGGAAACGAATGGGGGATTCGCAGTAACGCGGGCATGCGAGATCCCCTTGTGACGAGAGGCTACACTCCGCTTGCTCCTCTCCGCATTCGTCTATGTCCCTCGTCCGGATCCTGGGCTGAACTTGGCGAAGCTAACTCCGAACGGAGCACCCTTCGCGGCTGCCGCGTTGGCTGCCTGATGTTGCTCCGCAGCAATCATGTCCGGTATCGATCGATTGGTTACACTGACTCCGTCGATCGAGATCGCGGCTGGCGATGACATTTGCGTTTCAACCGTCTCCGCATCAGTACTTGCACTTGGCGTTGGTAGCACTGCGTCTGGATCCAGCGACACTGGCTGTTCGTCAGCCTGGCCACGAGCTCCACCATGGAACGTCACGTAGCCCGTATAGACCGGCTCGCCAGCTCCATTGCTCATCCGAACTTCGAATTCGCCGTTCAGTCCAGTGATGTTCGGAGATTCGTAGACCGTAGGTCGTACCTCGGTCATCGAGTAGGAACTTGCCGGCGTGCCCGTTCCCTTCCACGCAGTGAGGCTGATCGTGCAACCAGTCTCTCCGGAGTAAGCTAGGATTACAACGATCATGTTAATTGACTTCTGCTGTGAGAACCAATGTTTGAATAGCTGCTTGAGTTTCCGCAACTGCTTCGATCGCCGCTGCTTGTCGAGCTGCTTCGACGTTATGTGCTTCGACGGTTTCTCGGAAGTAGCTCTTGATCGCCCGTTCGCTTACCTGAATGTCGCTCGGTTCTGACTGATCGTCATTCGGCTGCTTAAACCGTGATCTATTGGCTGCCGCAAAACTTGCGATTGCCGAGTCAATGATCGCACCATCACCGACAATTTGTATCGTGATTGTTTTTTGCATATCACCTAGTACAGTGCGTTGACTGTACCTCCTGAGTCTTTGTACACCAGCTTGTTTGCCGTGGTCGAGTAATAGATAGAGTCGTTAG